CAGTTCATCAAGCACGGCAAGGAACTCACGCGAGCCTGGACGAATGTCGTCTTTGTTCTCTGCCAAAATGCTGTCGCCCGTCCAGCGAATATCGTCCGGTGCCGCTTCCATCTCGCGCTGCCCTCGCAGAATCCAATCAACCGGAATCTCTTCTGGCTCGTCTTGCGGCGGCGCTTGCTGTGCCTCAACGATGTTTTCAGCTATTCGGCTTTCAACCGCTGCCCGCAGCTGTGCGTTTGTGTCTTCAATGCTCGTGATGTGTCCTTGCATCTTTTTCCTTTCGATTAGCAATCTTGCGACATCGGCAGCAAGAGCACCCGATGTGCCGCACCACTGCCCTTGAAACCGATACGCTCGCTGGCGTGCCTCGGCGATGTACTCGTCATCTAATTCGTACTGCATGCGTCAACGCTTTGACCGTAAGTCTCGGTCGCAGAACAGCGGATACGCTCGAGTAACTTCACGCCGCCCGTGGTCAATGATTGCCATGCCCTGGCATGGGCGCTCTGGAGACGCGACACGCTCGGCGTATGGGCTGTGGCCGATGACGCTGCCGTTGGCGACGTATCGAGCACCTCGCAGCCAGCCCCACGAGTGATAGTGCCCGAAGATGGTCAGGTCTGCCTTGCGGCCTGCGTCCCACCGTGCAATGGCTTTGCTTGCAGGCAATGCCAGACCGTAGACGCCACCAGCAAACTTGATTGAGTGACCATGCGTCGTGCGAACCAAGAAGCCGTCAAGATCCACATATCCAAGATGCCCCTCGGCAATCTGCCAGCGGACGTTCTTGTTCTTCTCCTCGCGGGCCAGCGTGAAATACATCAGCTGTTCCCACGAGTGATCTAGCTCCGTGGCGATGCGATTCTTTTCCGTGCTCCTGCCGTGGTTGCCGGCGTTTGTGCAGACGATGACTGATTCAGCACTGCCGGCCACGGCGTCAATCAGCGTTCGCAGCCGCTCGGCAATCCACCTTGTGGCGTTCATTGGCGACAGCTGCGCCACTTCCACGCAATCGGGGTGTATGTGCCCCGTTAGAAAATCGCCGCCGAGCCAGACAAGCACGCGGCGTATGTTCGCCTGGTTCCGCTCGTGCTCAAGGCATGCCAGGAACCGCTCTTGCAACTCATCTAGGCGACGTTGACATACGTCAAGGCTGTAGTCGTTTTCGCCATTCACGGTCTCAGGCAGTACGCGCTCTTCGCAGTGGACGTCGGACAGCATCAGCACGGCAGTTGCGTCGTGCTTCTTTGCCTTGACAGGCTTGGTAAAGGGCTTGGCAACGCTCTTGATTCCCGCAAGGCTGACCAAGGCGTCACCACGCTCACGCTCGCGGTCAATCTGTGCGAGAGCCGCCTTGTACCGATTTCGGTACACTGCCAACTCTGAACGCAGCCGAGCCAATTCAGCGTCAGCGGCCAACTGTTGCGAATGGCTGACGTCCTCGGCTATCTCGTCTTTTAGGCTTCGCCTAGCCATGCAATGACCCCCTGTTCGCCAACGTCAGAAATGCCACGTTCGCGGAGCCGTGCGGAAATGTTTCGGGCAAGCGTTTTCTTGCGTGTGCCAAGTTCGCCGGCACGCCACGCAGCCTTGATTGCGTTGAGTTCTTCAAGGTGCTCTGCGTCAACATTCTCGTACCATCGTTTCCCGCCATGACGCACCTTCGCCATTGCGTCACGAAGGTCTTCGAGCAGACCGACGTTTTGGTTTTTTGTCTTCACTTGCTGGCTCCTTCCCCTCAAGGTGAATCCATCCATCGTCGTCAGGGATGCCGCCGCCAGCAATGTCGTCGTCGTCCTCGTCGTTGTCAAACGGCGAGACGTCAACAGGCGGCTGCGCCTTGGGCTTCGGCTTGGAGCGATTGCGTCCCATGCCGATAGGGTGGCAGGCGTGTCAACTGTTTTGCGATTTGCTGCCGATTCCGAGTTTCTGGCCTAGTTCGTTGAGTTTGCGCTGACGCTCTGTGCATCCGCAGTCCTCAACGCCAACAGCCTGGGCGACAGCGTTGACTCGTTCCTTGGTGATCCCGAGCGATGACAAGCCAGCGGCAACCATGTCGCCCAGGCCGGGGAGGCAATTGCGTGGCACATCCGGCCAGCGGCTTGACACCCCGCATCTCTCGCAGACGCCGTTGCTTGTGAATACGCAATTCATTCCGAGGCGATCAGCGACAGCGACCCGCTTCTAGCCAACTGCTGCCCTTCAGTCACTCCAAATAGGTTGTCCCATTCCCACACCGGGACAAGCTTTTGCGTCAGCATTGACGCCAAGCAGTTTGCGGTGCTTATATCACCTTTCGTCAACGCTCGAGTCCTGTAGCCGTAGCCATATTGCGTGTCCGTTACGGACAGCGTGCCAAGTCGCTGCGCGCCCCTCGTCGTCTGCCCGCATGTCGCAGACACCTGCACGCCGTTGCTGTACGTGCGCTTTGATCGCCACAACGTCTCTGAATACAAGAAACTCCAATAAAAACACACGTCTTCAGGCGCAGACGAAAGCATGCGGTCGCGCCCCCACAATTGCAGCTTGCACTCTTGCTGCACAATGCCGTCGGGCCACACGCACCCAGCATCGTACTGAGTACCGGGGAACGAAAACTGGCCGTGCTCTGAAGACTCGTATAGGAAATTGTAGACGTATGCCGCGCCCCCACCGCTTCCGCTATCAACAAATGGATACTGGCCTTCTGACGAAAGCTTCGTGTCATCTCGAACAAGAGACAGCGTGCGAGTGACGCCGTCTGTCGGGTCAGAGAATCCGCTCCACACAGCTTGGTTATAAAGCGAAGGAGATGGCAGACCGGAGAAAAACACGGTCGCCAAAAGGCGCGACGGCAGCACGCAGTCGCACGTAGCGGCGCAGCACGGAAAACATGTTGATCCCAACATGTCAGCACTCCGCTGCAATCAGAATCCACTCGCCGCCAGCGTATGCGATGGCACACGACTTCGTTCCGCTGCCGGTCAAGTTGGCGAAGTAATTCTTTGCCGTAATCGTCGCGCTGCTGTTGATGGCGTCCGTAACTGTTGCCGTTGACCCTTTGTTCCACGGCGGAGAAAACGTCCCGCGAATGACGCCGGCTTGCATCCGAATCAGCGCCCAGTTGGAATCCTTCCAGAGCACATGAGCACCGGCTGCCTTGCCGAGATCCGCCGCCTTGCACTGCACCACGCCTCCCACAGCCACCATTCCAATCTTCCCGCTCTCAATCGGCTCAACTGCGACGCACCAGGCCGTCGTGCTCGCAGACGGCGTTCCGCCCGTCAAAACTGGCATCTCCTCAAACGACGCTGTAGCATCGCCTGATGAGCTTGTAGGCGTGATCTCAACGCCAGTGATCGCCAGCACGCCCCAGCGTGCGACGGTCACAGACGGCTTGCAGTAGACCCACGTATACGGCTTGAGCACCGTTGAGCCGGCAACACCTGACGTGCCGGCGTGAGCACCAAGCACAAGGTCAGCCGCGTCTTGTGCTCGATTCCACGCACGGGCAGATATTGCCCCGCGTAGCGGCTGGCCCGGCTCTAGGCGTCCGTCTGGGCGAGGCATTAGGTGGTTCCTATGCCAAGAGCAGAAAAATCCGAGTCTTTGTAGACCTTGCTGACGTAGACGGCTTTTGGTTGCTTTAGAAGTGTGTTGCTAGACACGGCGTCTTCGTATCGCACCCAAAGGTATTCGTGACCTTTCTTCTCAATGCCAGTGATGCTGCCGATGGTTTGCCCAGTGACGTTCTTTGAAGCCACAAACCGAAACGAAAGCGACCACGGGCCACGGCCTTTTTGATCGTCCCATTCCTGCGAGCCGCTGCATCCCATAAACAGCACTTCGCCGGCGTCAAATCCTCGAAAGGATGCGTTGTTTGTCGTGCCGGTAACGGCAGCAACGCCACGAATCCAAGAACTTGTGACGTATGTGTTTGGCACGTCATATGTTTCTTGCCACTGCAATTGAGGCACAACAATATCGACGCCGTTGACTCCGTTGGAATCCACGCCGATGGCACCGCTCATGTTGGTTGCCGTGGACGGGAACCGCTTCTCAAAATCCAGCGTGCCGCCAGAGCCGACAGAACAGGCTTGCGTAACGTGCTGCGACCCGCCGGTCGTGTCAAACGAACGAGCGCGCTTTAGCGGGGCATCACCATCTTCCGCGCCATTCTTCTCGTACTGAATCGTGACTTGCCAAGCGTTGTCGCCAAGGTAACTGACGCTGTACTGCTCGGCACGCAGCTGCATTCCAGAGACGCCTGGATACTGCCAATATTGGCCGTTGGCAGTGATCTCGGAATTGATCTCGGCGTGCAGCACCGTGTCGTCAGACGTGCCGAAAACCTTGTACGACTTCACGTAGGACGACGCAGCCTTCTTGCCCTTGCGGACAATCGTTGCCTGCCGTGAGTCGCCGTCCTCAATCCAAGTGAGTGCCATTACGCTGCCACCGCCCCTTCATCACCGAATTGCTCGGTGTTCTTCTGGATTCCTTCAAGTGCCTTCAGTTGCCGTTCGGCAATCGTTGAACCAAAGCCCATGCCGCCGAGGTTGACGCTCGAGAACGTGCCTTGCGTTTCAACTTGCTTGGCGGCCTCCGCTGCCGCCTTCAGAAGTGCATCTTGGTCTGGCGGCTTGATGCCGCCGGGGGTTGCTTCAACGATTCCAGACACAGCCGTTGGCGTCACTTTTTGAGCGGCCAGGTCAACGGCTTCGCCGTACTTCTTCTGCTGGGCATCGGTCAGCATGCCAGTGTCACGCAGGGCAAAGAACTCGTCAGCCAGCGTGCGAAGCTCATCCATCGTCTTTGCTTCGCCGACTGCGTTGATTACGTCTTCGCCCTGGCCGGAAAGGATGCGGCGGTCACGGGCCGTGCTGGTGAGCGACGCAAGCTTTTCTTGCGATGCAGCCGCAGAGGCACGAAGGTTGTCGCCAAATGCTCTCGCGCCGGCAGTGCGCTCATTGATGACTCGACTGTTCTCTGTCTCCATAGCCGACACGCTGCGGTCAGTGTTGGCTTGAATCGCGTCATTGCGCTTCTTTACCTCATCGTTGCTCAACGTCACGTTCCACCAATTTGCGGTCTGAGCAATCTGGCTCCACATATGCTCCCACGCCACCGCAATACCAGTGCCAAGATCCGTAAAACCGTTCTGAAACTGCGTTGACCAGTTGACGAATGCTGACTGAAGATCTGCGGTGCCTGTTTGCCACGCCGCCATCAACCCGGTCATAGCGATGTCCATAGCCCCACCAAGATCACCGCCCGTGATTGCGTCATAAATGCCCGTCATCGTCGTGGACGCAATCGACTGCACTTCGCCAAACGTGGACACGAACGACGCGCTGAGTTCCGGCGTCGTCACGACCAGGGCAGCGATGCCAGCCGCCACTAGCCCCAGCGGACTCAACAGAGCACCAAGGATGCCGCCAGCAACCGCAATCGCAGTGCCGAGAGCATAGAACGCCAGACCGCAGCCAATGACCGCTACGGTGCCTTTAGCGATGTCCACGACCATCTGCTGATTCTCTTTGACGAAGCCCGTGACTCCGTTTGCCAAATCTTGAATAAACCCAAGAGCCGTTTGCAGGCTGGGGGCTAAAGCAGCGCCAATCTCAATTGCAGTGTCGTTGATGGCAGACTTCGCCAGCCGGAACGAGCCGCCAAGCCCAGCATCCATAGCCTTTGCAGTCTTTGCAGCAACGCCGTCAACGCTCTTGAGCCGGTCAGCAAGCTCTACAACGCCGCCTGCCGTCTGCGACAACACGTTGGCACTGGTGATTCC